AAGGTAGATTCACTATAGTTTTAGCAACAGAAATTGAAGATGGAGTTTATTATTTTAGAACTCAAAATAATGGTAATGACACTTGTAAAAGTCCAAAAGGAATGTTTGATGAATTAAGAATTCCTAATGACTTAAATTATGTAATACAAAAATCAAATGAATATTTTAATTAATGATAGGAGGAAAAATATTATGAATTTATGGACAGAAAATGAGGAAGATTTAAGAGAGGAAACTAAAGAAAAGACTGGAGTAGTTGATAAAAGTGGAGTGTATAACTGTACTATTGAGGAAGCTTTAATAATAAGCGGAAAGAATGGATCTCAATCTCAAGGACTTAAGTTAGTTTTAAAAACTGATGAAGAACAATATTTTTATCCAGTTGAATTTTTTAGAAAAGCTGATGGAACTGAAAATGAATATGCTAGAAAAAAATTAAATAAATTAACTTACTTATGTAAATTAAAGAACAAAGACTTAGTCCCAATAGAAAGTCCAAACAAAGTTTTTATCCCTGCACTTGCGGATAAAAAAATTGGTGTGATAGTAGAAGTTAGTTTAAATGGAGAGTTTTTAAGATATAACATCATAGGATATTATGATATTAAAAGTAAGAAAACTGCTGATGAAATTCAAAATAAAAAGAATCCTGAAATTTATGAAAGATTTAGAAAGAAATTTGAAAGTGCAGCTCCTATTGAGAAACCAAACAATAATCATACTGAAGAAAACACAGAAGAAAAGAATGAGGAATTACCTGAAGAATTTCCGTTCTAATGGAGGGAAATTATGAAAATAAAACATTATGGAGATGAGGCTAGACTGGATTATTGTCCAGTCTGCCAAAAAATTAAAAAAGATAATCCTTGTTTTTCTGTAAATGTAAATAGTGGAAAGTATATGTGCCACTCAACTGGAAAAAGTGGACATATAAGTGAATTTCCAGAAATACAAAAAGAGTTAAATATTAGTGAAATAGAAGAAAACACAGAAGAAAAGAGAATTTATGATTTTTCTTCTTTAATATATAACTCAAAAAAATTAAATAAAAAATGGCTTGAATATCTAAAAAGTAGAGGTATAGAAAACGAAAATAATATCAATAAACTTTATAGAATGGGTACTCATGAAAGTATGATGATACCTGTTACTAATGGAGAGACAGTGGTTGGTATTAAATACAGAAGTTTAGATAAAAAGCTATGGAGTGAGAAAGGTAGTTGCTTAGACTATCTTTTAAATTGGCAAAATATAACAGATTTTGAATATTTAGTAATTGTGGAAGGTGAAATAGATTTACTTAGTGCTTTAGAAGCAGGAGTAGAAAATACTGTTTCATTGCCTTCTGGAGCTACAAATATTAAATGCATTAAAACACAAAAAATATGGTTAAGTAAGTTTCAAAAAATAATAATAGCTACTGATGATGATGAAGCTGGAGTAGAAGCAAGAAAAAGAATAGTAAATGAATTAAAAGATTTATTAATTCCACTTTATAAGACTCATTTTCACAAAAAGAAAGATGTTAATGAAGTTTTAATGAAAAATGGAAAAGATAAAGTTTATGAGTATTTACTAAATAACCCATCTCAAATAAAAACTGGATTTAAGAGTTTTAAAATTGATGATGGAGGATATATCTATTATGGCGGAGAAGAAACTGTTAGAGTTAGTAATTTCTTAGTTGAGGTAGAAGCTTTTTCTGAAAATTTTTTAATAGGTAAAGCTATAAATAATGGAAGAGAAAGAAAATTCAAAGCTAGAATATCTGATCTTTTATCTATAAAAGGGATAGCTGAAGCTATGGGAGTGTATTTAGCTAGTCCTTCAACTATTCCAAAATTTATAGATTGGTTAAAGGAAGAAAATCAGGAAAAGTATATTGAAGAAATAGAATACTATGGAATAAGAAACGATAAATACTATGATGAAGATTCAGATGTTGTTTGTGATAAGAGAGATTTAAAGATTACAAAAATTTCTGAAATAGAAGCACTAACAACTGAAGAAAAAAAATGGTTAGAAAAGAATTTAGTTCATATGAGAAGTGATATAAATCAATCTTTGTTAGGAATCTGCTGGGCTCTAGGTAGATTTCATACTCAAGGAACCTATCCTATTTTAGAAGTTTCTGGAACAACAAGTATCGGAAAAACAGAGTATGTTGAATTTATTTCAAGATTATTGTTTGGTGGAAGAGAAAATATAAAAAGTTTATCTACTCTATCTAATCACCAAATAAGAAGCTTCAGTAGTTGTTCAAATATAACTCCATGGGCTATAGATGAAGTTAAAATAACTGGTAAATTTCAACTTGAGAAAATGAATGATTTATACTCAACTATTAGATCTGTTTATGATAACAAGATTATAAACCAAGGAAATACAACTAATAAATTAGCTGAGTTCCATCTGTGTACTCCATTGATTATTTCGGGAGAAACAAAATTAAGTGATGTAAGTATTCAAAATAGAATGATTAGTACAAGTCTTACTAAGAAAAATAAAGGTGATTTTGAAATTTATAAAAAACTTAAAAATAGTGATATTTTAGAAAAACTTGGTAAAGCTGCTCTAATGGATAGACTTGAAAATGGTGTTATAGCTACCGACAGTACGATTTTAGACAAAGTAAAAGACGAAAGACAACTATATAACCTAAATTGTTTGCTAAAAGGTTTAAAAGCCCTCTCAAGAGTTTTAAAAATAGATATGAAAATTATAAGTAATTTTGTAAGTTTTTTAAATACAGATTTCTCAAAAGAATATACAACTACAGATAATTTTATTGAACTTTTAAAATTAGTGGAAGATGCAGGGATAGAAAATTTAGAAAGTTTTTATGTATCAACTCCTAACGAACATTGGGCTAGATTTCAACTTCTTTATACAGCTATTGATGAGCAGAAAAGAAAAACGAATTCTACTCTGGAATTATTAGATATGAAAACTTTAAGAAAGCAACTTGTAGAAGAGGAATTTATAGTTTCAAATAGTGAAGTTAAGAAGATTAAGGACAGTTTTACAGGAGAAGCAAAAACATATAAAATAGCTAAATTTAAAATAATAAAGTGATTAAGGTTACTGTTTTTATTTAATAATACCAATGTAAAACAAAAAAGGTTACTGCTGGTTACTGTAAAGGTTACCCTTGAACTTGCGATAAAATGGAGAGTGTTACCGAGTTACCGCAAAAATCAACATAGGACAGATAAATATTTAGGTATATATATTAAATTTAAGTATATACCTAAAATAATATAGAAAAAATGAAAAAATACGGTAACTCGGTAACCTTTCCCATAAAATGCGAGGTTGAACGGTAACCAAAACAGTAACCTAAGGGTAACTTTATTAAAAAACTAATCCAACACTTCAATTTGTCTTAATTAGAACGGTAACCTAAATCATATATATAAAGAAATTATACTAATATAGTATATATTAAATAAAGTATTGGTATAGAAAGGAAAATTATGCAAATAATAGAGTTTTGGTATATGTGTTTATCTGCAAATTCTTCTCAAGAATTACTAAATTTAGTAAAAAAAAATAAATGGCATTTTGAACACTTAAAACCACAAGCACAGGAGTATTTAAGGAATTTATATAAGATTTATAGAAAAAATGAAGAAGCTTTATATAAATAAAAACGGAGTAAAAATATGGGGAAAAAAATAGATGTCAATGAAATAGTAGATAAAAGATTTAAAAATAAAAATGATGAAGAATTTTATGTTATTAAGTATCTATTTAAAGAAAAAACTAATTACTGCTATGATATTGAGTTTATTGAAACTAAGAATATTCAGATGGCTACTCTCAATCAAATTAGAAAAGGAACTTGTATAGATATAGTTCAAAGAAAGAAAATGAAGAGAATCCAAGAAGAGTTAAGGTTAAAAGAAAGAAATAGGTTAGTGAAGCAACCTAGAAATCAAGTTCATATTCCTTCTAATATAAATCAAATAAATGTACTAAGTATAGATTTAGCTAGTAGATCAGTTGGTATTGCTTATTCTTGTAAAGGGAAAATTGTAAGATGGAAAACTATAAAAGCTGATCTAGAAGATTTTAGAGAAAGAGGATATTTAATTATTAATGAAATAGTAAAAGTATTGGAAACTTCGAAAAAGATAAAAGGTGCAGCAATAGATTTAGTTGTTATTGAGGATGTATATTTAGGCTTAAATTCTAGTATATTATCTATTTTATCTGAGATAAGAGGAATGCTTACATATAATCTAAAAAAATTAAATATAGGTTTATTATTAGTCCCAGCAGTGTTTTGGAAAAATAAATTTGATAATTTGCCATTTGAGAGAAAAGAACAAAAAGAATTTATGATGAATAAATTCAATGAATTCACAGGAAAAGTAGCAGATAGTGATGATGTAGGAGGATAAAAAATGAGTTTAGGAAAAAGAGTAAAAGAATATAGAGTAAATAATAATATAGATCAAAAGGAATTTGCTGAAAAAATTGATGTGACACAACCTTATTTATCACATTTAGAATGTGGAAAAGTTGAAGCTAGTGAAAGACTTAAAAATAGAATATTAAAAATTATTGAAAACGGGACTCAAGAAACTGTTGAAACTTCTGAAGCAGATAACGTTAAATCTCCAAAACATTATATGCTTGAAAGTTTAGGGATTGAAGTAAAAGATGTTATTTTTGAAGTTGTAAAAGACATGAAAGGTTCTGAAGCTGTTTGTGTTGGAAATATTTTAAAATATGTAATGAGAGCTAGAAAGAAAAATGGAATAGAAGATTATAAGAAAGCTTATGAATATCTAGGATATTTGTTGGAGGAGCTATGCAAAAAATAAGAGTTGTACACAAAGATGGAGATATGCAAGGAATTACATTGATTTATCTTATAAACAAATATCTAAAAATTAACAGAGAACTTTGGGATAAAGATGGTATGGTTCTAAATAGATATTATAAAGCTATTTTGACAAGAACTATAAAATCATCAGATAAGATTGTAGATAGATTTAAAAGTCAGATTAATTATCATGTTGAAAATGATGTCGTTAAAATTTTAGATGAAGTGTTTACTGCTTGTGAGCATAAAGAAACTGGAGACAGTTTAGAACTTCTTAGAACTATGTTTCTTGTAATTATGATGCTTGGAACTGTTAATTCACATAAAAGAAACATAATAGGAGTAGTTCTGAAGTCTATGATAACCGATGTAGTTAATACATTTGATGATTTTAAAACTATGTGGTTGAGAGAAATTGATGACAGTGTCATAAGACTGGAGGAAGCTGGTGCATGCTGATGATAAAGAATTGTTTGATGCTTTAGTTTTAGCTATTATTTCAAGGAGGGATCCAATGAGAAAATTTAAAGGAATATATTTTTATATAAATAATTCAAGAGTTGAGAAAACTCAGGACTATGGAAATGATTTAGATAATGAGAGATATGATTTAGGGAATTATTTTTTATTTTCTGACGAAGCTAAGCAAGTTTTGGAATCTAAGGAGTATAAAGATTTTTGAGGTAAAGTAAGAGCAGGAGAGATTGGAAATGATTAAACATATAGTTAGTTTTAGTGGTGGGAAAGATAGTACTGCAATGCTTTTAATGATGTTAGAAAAAGGAATGCAGATAGATGATATCGTATTTATGGACACTGGAGTTGAGTTTTCAGAAATGTATGAACATATAGAAAAAGTTGAAACTTATATAAATAGAAAAATAACTAAATTAAAAGCGGATGAAACTTTTGAATTTATGTTACTTCACTATGAGAAGAAAAAAGGAAAAAATAAAGGTCAAAAAGGGTATTCATTCCCAGATTTTAGAAATCGTTGGTGTACAAACTATTTTAAGCAAAGAGTAATTAAAAAATATTTAAAAGATAAGTATAAAGATTTTGAAATACTGGAATATCACGGAATTGCTGTAGATGAGCCAAAAAGATTAGAAAAAAATAAAAACAAAAATATCAGATACCCACTTGCAGAGTGGGGCTTAACGGAAAAAGAAGCACTAGAATACTGTTATAGTAGAGGTTTTGATTGGAATGGGTTATATAAAAAATTTCATAGAGTCTCTTGTTGGTGTTGTCCTTTAAAATCTTTAAAAGAACTGAAAGTTATATATAAAGAATATCCAGAGCTTTTCAAAAAACTTGAAGAATGGGAAAGTAATACATATAGGAAATTTAGAGCAGATTATACAGTAAAAGAACTTGTAGAAAAATTTACTAGAGAGATTGGAGGATAAAATGTTATTAAAAAAAATAATAATGCTTTTATTGATAATGCCTATTGCGGCGTTAGTAGTAACAGGAATTACAATAATATGGGCTATAATCGTACAATGGTTTTTTAATAAATGGGATTAGGAGGGGAAAATGTGGAAGTGTAAAAAGTGTGGTTGTTTAAATTTTAGAATGGGAATTGGTGGATATGTAGATGTAGATTTTAACAGAATTGGAATGGAAGAAATTTATGAAACTACTTTAGAAATAATAAATAAAGAATGTGTAGAGTGTTGCAGATGTGAAAATAATGGAAATTATATACAAGATATAGCCGATTGGGAGGAAGACAATGGAGTTTAAAAGACCTGAAAATTTTGAAGATATCTTAAATCTTCAAAAGGAACTAGACAAAAATATACGCGATAATAGAGAAAGAGTACTTGAAGACATTAAATTATCTTTAATAGCAGAATTAATTGAACTTAATGAGGAGACAAAACACAGTCACAAGACTTGGAAAACTAAGGAATATAATAGAGATAAAGAACTAGAAGAGCTGACTGACGTTTATTTCTTTTTTGCACAACTGATAAATTATAAAAGCAGAGATGGTAGATTTCAAATAGAGTATTATTGTGAAGAATTTGAAATTTTTCCAGGGTATTATGCTGGAGCATATTTTACTGGATTAATGTACGATTTACTAGATAACAAATTTAGATGGTTTTTCAGTAGCTTGTTAACTCTTTCTATAAAACTAGGCTATACAAAAGATGACATATTAAACTGTTACTGGGAAAAGTGGCAAAAGAATATGCAAAGAATTGGGAAGGAGTGGAATTAGTATGAGTATGACAGCTGATGTAACAAATTATAATAAAAAAGACATAGATGACTTTATAAAAAAATATCCAAATTCAAAAGAATGTTTTGAGAAGTGTGGAGCGTTTTTAGGAGAGTATTATTTTATAATGTATAACGAATTTCAAGGCGATGAAAATCCTTATACACAATTACTTAATTTATTAAAAATAGCTGAAGCAAAAGAAAAAAATATTGATTTAGATGATGATGACGATTTTTATGACTATGATTCTGAAATGGTTGAAGCTTTTGAAAATATTAAGGGTTTTTATAAAATACCTAGTTACGTTAATGAAGTGTAAGGAGCGGAGATAATGATTGAGTATTTACAAGAATTAAGAGTGAGAGAAGGAAGCAATATAAGAATAATAAACAGTCATATTTTTAAAGACAAATATATGACTGAAGATGAGATAGAAGCAAAGAAAATTGAATTTTCTAAGAGAATGAGAGATATTTACTCTTCTGATGGAAAAGAACTAGAAGTCATAGATAATATAATAACAGAGGTGAGATAATGGAGTATAAAGAACTTCAGAAAACAATTGAAAAATTAGACAATGGAGTTTATGAGATATGTATTAAAAATGGGCAAATAACAAAAATAAATAAAGAGAGAAATTTAACACCTTATCAAAAAACCGAGTATTTTTTAAGTAATTATCCTGGCTTGAAAAATAGAAAAGAGTATTTAAAAAAAAGTTTGGATAATATAGAATTAAAAAAAATCTATTCTATCAATGAGATAAAAGCCACTAATAAAGATAATTTGAGTGATGTGGAAAAGATAGAAATGATAAAAGAAGAAAGAATAAAAGAAATACATGAAATAGATTATCTTGTTGATTTCATTGATTACGGACTTTCTTTTGTGCAAGATGATAAATATAAAGAAATTATAGATTTAATTTATTTTAAGAAATTTAAAGTAGAAGGTGTTGCTAATAAATTAGGAATTGATGAAAGCACTGTAAAAAGAAATAAAAGTTTATTAGTTGAAAAAATAGCTAGCAACCTATTTCAAAATGATATTTTGGAGAAGTTAAATAAATTAATTCGAGAGTGTAGAAAAAAGTCTGTAAATATTTAAAAGAATAGTCTTCTATGATAGAATATAAAATATCATAGGAGGCTATT